CAAGATTGTTGGTGTCAGTAATGAACTTCTTCGGATCATAATGCTTATGAATGGTCGAGATAACTCTTTCCTATCATTGAAGGCAACACAACAACGCAGTATTATTGAAGAACTTTTGGGCATCACACAATTATCAGAAAAATCTGATAAGTTGAAACAACTTATATCTGATACAAAAATGTCAATTGAACGTGAAGATTTTAAAATCGAAACAATCAAAAAATTGAATGATAAAACTCTATCACAGTTAGATCGTCTTATCGAACAATCAAAGAAATGGGAAACTACCCATAACAATAATATTGATGATTTGGTAACCAGACTCCAAAAGATGACCGATCTTGATATTGAAAAAGAAAAAAAACTACATGAAGATATTTCTACCCAAAATGAACTTATTTCCGAACTAAAATTTCAGAAACGATCATTGGTGGAATATAATCAGAAGAAAACAAAACTTATCAATGACTATACCAAACTGAAAGAAAAAGCAACTATATCAATTGACGAAAATAAATGTTATGTTTGTGGACATTCCATTGGTGAAGACCATTCCCATATTGTTGAAGATATTCTTACTGAAATTTCAAACAAAGAATCACAAATTTCTGAACTAGACACCCAAATAGAATTGGCCGTTAGTGTTATCGATCAGATTGAAAGTTTGGTTGAAGTTTATGAAAACTCTCCATCCCCATTTTATTCTGATATTAAAGACGTGTGGACACATGATACTAAACTAACCAATCTAGCAGCAATGTTAGAAGATGAAATGGCTAGGTCTAATCCTTATATTAGTCAAATTGAAAGTGTCAAGAATGAAAACTTGGAAAAAATTGATGAAACAATTTTGAATACCCTTCAAAATGAAAAACAACACCAAGAATTTCTTATGAAGATTTTGACCAACAAAGACTCATTTGTTCGTAAAAAGATCATAGACCAATCAATTAACTATCTGAACTATCGGTTGGATCATTACTTAACAGAAATTGGTTTACCACATAATGTTAAGTTTAATAATGATCTAAGTGTATCAATTGACTATATGGGTAAAGAATTAGACTTTGATAACCTTAGTCGTGGACAGGCAACCAGATTGGTTATTGCGTTAAACTTCGCTTTTAGGGATGTTTTCGAAAGCCTTCATTTTCCAATTAATCTGTTAATGGTAGATGAATTGATTGATAATGGTCTTGATGGTTCTGGGGTTGATGCTTCTATCAAGATTATGCAACAAATGGCGAATGATCAAAAGAAGGCTGTTTATCTAATTTCACATAAAGATGAAGCCAAACCAAGGGTTGACTCCATCATGACAGTTGTATATGAAAATAGATTTAGTAATATTCAACATTAAGTTGTAACAAATTCCATGGGTGTTGGAGGTGTAAATCCAACACCCGGTGTAAATCTACTACCATATCTTGTAAACCTGAAACCAGAAAATAGATCATTACCATTAGGTAATTGTGAAGACCCAGTTTCACCAGATAGATAAAGTGGGTTATTGTTGATAAGTGTTAACGCATTATTATTTGTATGTAACGGGGTTGAATCTATCCAAGTTCCATTTTTAACTCTATACCAACCACCATTTTTACGAACAACAGCGATATGAACTGATGATGAATCTTCTGGTATACTGAAAACAAAGTTATGACTTGTTCCACCAACTGTAAGGTTTACAGTATAATTAGTCCCAGAAGTAGTAATATAAAGTTGTCCTGAATTTCCAAGTGTTATACCATTACCACTCGTATAAAACACAAGTTCAATGCAACAATCTTCACCACTTCCTATTGCAATTGGGTTTATATTATCTGCACTTATTTTAGCAATTTTTCTATTATTCATACCATTAGCAACATACATACCATCGTTACCATTATCGGTAGCATTAGTTCCTACACCTTTAATATAATCACTATAAATGTTAGTAATTTTTGCCTTTTCTGTTCCAGTTAGGGTTATAAATGCTGGCCTATTATACACCAAAACCATATTGACGTTTGAAAATGAAGCATCATCTGCTGCCCTTTTTGGAAATGAAGATGTTGGTGGGGTAAATGTTCCATTATATCTTGTTACTTTTGATACTCTAAATTCTGAAATCCACCCATATAATGTTCCGTATACATCATCCGATGAATCATATGCCTGACCATCAGAATATCCACCTAAACATGGATACGCATATGCACTCGGAACGTTTATACCATTTGATGCTGCAATTGCAATTCTGGTAGCCCCAAGATAACCATCTATATACACTTCAATAAAATTACTTCTGCGTTGAACCACTATGTGATGAAATTCTCCATCATAAAGATTAACTGTTGGATGACTACATATTGCTTGTTTTATAGTTGTTGATCCAGTATCTCTATATTCCATAGTTACCTGATTACTAGAACTCGCCCGCACATTAAATGATCTTCTAGTACTTGCATTACTAGGAGACCACCATGAAAATAAAATACCAGATTGTGTTAGAGATACCCAAATTTCAAAACAGAAATTACTTGTCCCTACATCAAACAGTGCATCAGTAACAGATGGTCTAACCATTACAGAATTACCATCATTGTTAAGCCTTAAAGTCCCATGACCAAAGTGTGTCTTTTCGGTATCATAAAACAGACCACCAGTTCCAGCAAAAAAATTGTATTTTATATTATTCAATAATAATCCATCAGCATCAGTTTGGTTACTAGTAGTCATATAACCAGATAAAATATTTTCAGCAGTTGATGGTATTACTACTTGTTTAGACCTAGAAGTTGATGCAAGTAAAGCACCATAATTAGCAACAGACATAGTTCCCATTAAACAATCTCCAAATCACCCGACAAGTCCCAAATATTAGTTCCAACTTTAATCAAAGTTATGGTTGAACCTGTTGCTCTTGACTTTAATGTTTCTGGAGTATTTATTACTACAGAACCAGTTCCAGATATGGTTATTTGTCCTGTTCCACCCTGTCTAAATGTAAATATACCACCCAATGGAACAGCAACATCTTCTGGAACTGTTACAGTTTGCCCAGAAGATGAAGTGATACGTATGTATGTTCCTGCACCAGATAATGCAACGGTATATCCAACATCAGTCAATGATGTAACTACAATAAAACCGGGCTGTGACCATTGGGCAGCAGTTTCACCAGCATTAACTTCAAGAATTTTAAGAGCGTTACCAGTCAAACTTGGTAAGTTACCAATTGATCCAGTATATCCAATGTCACCCCTTGATCCAGTATAACCAATCGATCCAGTAAATCCAGTATCGCCTCTGGAACCAGTAAAACCAGCCCCCTGAGAACCAGTATAACCAATAGAACCAGTATAACCATTAATACCATTGTCACCTCTGGAACCAGTAAAACCAGCCCCTTGTGAACCAGTATAACCAATAGAACCTGTATAGCCGTTTACACCATCTATACCTTGTGAGCCAGTATAGCCCATGAAACCAGCCATACCTTGTGAACCAGTATAACCTATACCAATTGACCCGGTAAAACCAATTGAACCAGTATAACCAAGATCACCAACAATTCTACCCACATTAATCCAATTATCGGTATTATCATAAACCCAAAGGTCCATACCAATGATGTATCCATCACCACGTTCTGGTGATGGTGGTAATGACGCATAATCGGGAACAGTTCCACGAATGTATGTTGACACACCACGTGAACCAGTGTAACCAATAGAACCAACATAACCCAAAGCACCAGCAGAACCCGTGTAACCATTGACGTTAAAGTTACCCCATCCAGCATCAACACCATAATGAATGTACATATTTGGTCTATCAGTTCTTACAAAAAGGTCACCTTTTTTACCTAATTGATAGGGAGGTTCGCCTATTCCACTATAGAGCACTACACCACCAACAGTAGATTTATTATAATTTAACGCCATTAGAAAACCCCTAAATTCTTTAAAAGTATTTAATGGATCGTATAAATATGCATAATATATATTAAACGAGGATAATATTATGCCTTTACATCAAATTACCATTATGGGAACAGAAGCCGTTGTTGGAAGTGGTTTCATTGATCCAAAGACTACCAAAAATTATATTGAAGCAAAAACATACAGTAGCACTCTTACAGAATTTACCTTAAATGCTGGTGATGTATTCATGGTTGGTGATGTTGTTTATGAATTGACTGGCACCCCTGATGCTGGTACAGTTATCAACGCAATCAACAATGACACAAATATTCATCACGTTGAGGCTAACAGTGTTGGTGAAGGGTCAGCATTAGTCCTACAGGCTGCGATTGGTTGGACACATATTAAACCATCTATTACTGAGGTTACACCCGGTGTTCTAGAACGTATGGGTATGCTTGCTCCAATTGTTGACACTGTTGAAATGCCAACTGATTTAGCCGACAATGAACTTAAACTTAAGGGAAATATTCGTTGGGAAATCCTTAAAGAAAAACTTTCCAAAAACGTAAATGTCACCCTAGAAAGTGTCAATTCCAGTAATGGTTTAATTGATGTGGTTCCAAGTTCTGTTGGATTTAAAGTAAACACACCAGTAAATTATTATTACTATGATGATGAAGGTGAAATTTATCATGGTCAAACCGCAGTTGTTAAAGCTATGGTTGATGCTCTAATGTCTTCAACTGTTCGTCGTCGTGCTGTTTATGATCCTTCATATGCTGGTGAAACAATTCCATCAGATTCACAAGGTAAGGTAATTGGCCCAGTTGTTAGAGATATTACAATTGTTCCAGCATTTGCCACCGAGGGTGATGCTACAGACGCAATTCTACTATAATAAATACTTGACACTGTAACAAAAATGAACTATATTTAATCGTGAACCAACAAAAAAGGTTCACGATTAAGTCATTCAAAATAGGAACATATAATATAAAAATGATTAATGAAGAAATTACGTTTGATCGTGTAAGAGTTTTTGATGAAAATGGGGATATGCTTGGCCTCATGAATATCAAGGAAGCCAGATACAAGGCTAGGGAAAAATCCCTTGATTTGATTTGTATCAATACCAATCCAGAAAATCCAATTTGTAAGATTTACGATCATGGTAAATATCTGTTTGAACAGAAAAAGAAACAAAAAGATTTGAAACAGAAAAAGATTGTATTGAAAGAAGTTCAACTTCGTGTTAATATTAATGAACACGATATGCTTACCAAAGCAAAACAAGTACAGAAATTTCTGGAAGATGGAAATCGTGTAAAAATTGGAATTTACATGTCTGGTCGTGAAGTCAATAACATTGAATTTGCTAGAACCACATTTGAAAAATTTCTTAGTATGATTCCAAAATATGCGATTGAAGTTCCAATTCAATCAAACGTATCCAATATTATTATCCAAATTAAGGGAGCATGACAATATGTCACAAAAACGCAATGACTTTCAACCCCGTGGTATGGTTGTTCGAGTAGTCAACAACAACGTAGATGCCGCAATTTCACAATTGAAACGTAAAATCAATGATGATGGAATGAAAAAAGAACTCCGTGATCGTGAACATTTCGTTTCAAAAGGTCAAAAACGTCGCAAAGCAAAAGCCGCTGGTATTGCTCGTTATCGTAAAGCCCTAGCAGAACAGGGTAAGGGGCGATAAATGACCGCACAATTTCCAGAACATAATGAAGGCAAAACTTCAACAAACCCAAAGGTTCAAAAACTTCACAAACTAGCAAAATCACTTCATATTGAAATTCAAATTGATGGTGTTTCGTATGGGGAAATTCAAACTGTTCAGACTACACCAACTAAAGTTGTAGAACAAGTTTCTGAATATCTTGGACAGCATACCGTTATAGAAACAATTGATCCTATTGATCCTATTGTTGATGGTTTGATTGGTGATCCCGGCATAGATGGTGATCTAGGTCCAGATGGGGAACTCAAACCACTATCAATTGAAGAAGGTGATAAACTTCTAGCCGAAGTCCTTCCAACACAGGAAGTTGATGTAACCAATGAATTTTCTGAAACTCTAGTTGAAGAAACTAAAGTGGAGGAAAAACCAAAGGCTAAAAAGCCAAAAGTCAAACAGGAAGTAAAAGAGGAGTAATATATGTCATTTGATTTTATTAAATGTAATGATTACTGTAATTGTACAACTAAATGTAAGGAGAATATTCATATGTTTGAATGGAAAATACCACCATTTATTAAACAAATTGATATTGCCCAAGGTCCAGATGTTGACATCATTCAACATCTAACACAAAAAATCAAACAACTAAATGAGTCACTATTGATGTCTGAAAAAAAGCAACAAGTTCTATATGACCGTGTTCCAAGCGAAGATGGTCTTGCTGAAATTCTTTCCATTCTAGTTGTTGGTCTTGAACCTGATGAACTTTCAGTAACAACCAATAATCAACGTTTGGTTGTTCAACGCATCAAACACGAAAGTTCAGATAAAAATCGTCTATGTAACTTTGTGTATCAGGAATTTCTCATGAAGCCTGATCAAATTGTTGAAAGTGCTGTTCTTAAAAATGGTATCTTGACAGTTACGTTGCGATATGTTAAAAGTGATGTTAATACTATCCCAGTAACAGTATCATAATATAGGGGGAAACCCCTATATTTTTTTAGGAATAAGGTAAATGGCAAGAGCAGCAAAATTAGCAAAACCGACAAAAAAAGCACCAGTCCGACTATCAGCAAAAATGAAAGAAGTTCAACGGGACGCTATGTATGGGGAAGAACCAGTGTATTCTGGCAAACCAGAAACATGGAACATGTATCTTCATAATTTCTTCAATTGGGTCAATGTTCAATATGAACATGCTGATTTTAAAGATATGGTCATCCAATATGCCAAAAAGAATGGACTAGATCATAAAACACTTTCCGCAGTTCCATCCTGTTATTTTATTCCGGCTGGAAAAATAGCATATCTTCTTAATGGTGGTCGCCATGTAACCACACATCTTAAAGAACGTTTCCAATCCCTTGTAGAAACACTTCTTAGTTACGAAGAACCAAAACCACTATCAGAAGCATCCGAAGAAGATAAAATTACACCAAGGGCAAAACTAGTCCTTATGTATCAGGATTCATATTCAGACCTTGATAATCAAATGAAAGAATTTAATTCCACCGATGATGTTACAAAACTATTATCTGGAAAAACTTTACCAGTATTGAAGATGCTCCAAGAACATTATTCTGATAATCTTAGTGATTATATGAATGCTCTTGATCTTGTCCCTAAACGTGGTAAATCTGAACTTCGTGAACGTCTTAAATTTTATGTTGAAAAAACTACACTAATCAAAGACGCAATAAATTCATTGGTAACTTCACAAGAAAATGTGAAACAGGCAAATCGTATTGCTCGTAAACCAAAAACCAAACGTAATGTCCCTGCATCAAAAATCGTTTCCAAGATGAAGTATCGCACAAGTGATCCAACACTAGGGTTAACTTCTATTAATCCAGAAGCAATCATTGGTGCTAAGGCTATTGTAGTGTTCAATACAAAGACACGAAAGATTGGTAAATTTGTGGCACGTTTGGAAACTGGCTTGTCTGTTAAAGGAACCACCATTGAAAATTTTGATGAAGAAAAGTCATTGGCTAAGACTATTCGTAAACCATCGGAACAGATTTCACAATTGACTTCAACTACTGCTAAACGATTTGATACTATGTTTAATGAAATTAAAGCAGTATCAACAAAATTGACTGGTCGGATTAATGAAGACATTTTAATTCTAAAAGCATATAAATAATCCTATACTAATAGGAGTTGAACATATGAGTGAACTCGGCCCAAAATATGGCCCCAATAGATCAAAATTGATCCGTGATATTGAAACCATGCTTGGTGGTGAAATGGTTGATATTGAAACTGGGGCACGTTCTTATGATCTTGCGGTTGAATTGGCCCTTGATTATTATAGACAAAGATCACATAATGCGGTTGAAGAATCTTATTTATTCATTAATTTGACTGCTAAGACCAATGATTACATTCTTCCAAATGAAGTCATTGATGTTCGTAAAGTATTCAGAAAAAGTTTTGGTGTTGCTGCTGGTTCGGATCAGTCAGCCAGCACCATTGATCCATTTGATATGGCTTTCACCAATATGTTCTACCTTCAAGACCCTGCCAATGCTGGCATGGCTACCTATGACCTTTATGCCAGTAATATTGAAACCGCTGGTAGACTTTTTGGGTTAGAATATGTCCATAACTGGAATGAAACTACCAAACGACTTAAATTGATGAGAAATATCAAATCAGATGAAGAAGTTGTATGTTGGGTATACAACTACATTCCAGATGAACAACTATTGACCAATACCTTTGCTAAACCATGGATACGTAGATATGCCCTAGCACAGTCCAAAATGATGCTAGGACAGGCTTATGCTAAGTTTGGTAACTTAGCTGGCCCACAAGGTGGTATATCCCTAAATGGTTCAGAATTGAAGGCCGAGGCACAAACCGAATTACAGGAATTGGAAGACCAATTGAAGAAATATGCAGATGGTGGACAACCACTTAGTTTCATAATGGGGTAAAAGAAAAGGGGCCAATTGGCCCCTTTATTCTTGTTTATCGTTTCTTTGTGGGTCAGTTACATTGAATATGTCCAACTCTGGAAGTGATTTAGCTCGTCTAACAATTTCACTAATTGTCACAGGTTTAAAGTTGAAAACATCCACCCCTACGTTAACTGATTGACTCGATCCTCGCCAATTATTATGAACATGACCAAAAACATTTATGGCACCTTTACCAATTTTATTCCATGAAATCATCGGATAGTGGCATAGAACCAGTTTAGTATTTCCATCAATCATTTCCAAAATATCATGTGTGGATTCCCATTGTGGAAGATTTATAACTTCTGGTGAATCGTGATTTCCGATGATTAAATGTTTCCTACCGGGAATTTGATCTAATTGGCTTGAAATTTTATCAATATTATTACCAAACGCAAAATCACCAAGAATATAGAAATCGTCATTATCTGTGACTGTTTCTCTGATATTACGAAGGATAAGATCATTCATCGTATCAGTATCAGTAAAAGGTCTATTACAATATTTTATGATATTTTTATGATTTAAATGTAAATCAGCACTGTAGTATTTCATTTTAACTCCAAATTAATTTTATTAGTAGTTTATCATCTTCTGATAAATTATTCAAGTCAATATTGTTTTCTTCTGCCCATGGAACTATTTGTTGTGTTATACATTTACCACTAATCCACCATTCATTTTTATCATTAATCCATATTACCGCAGGACCATCTAATCGATGAAGTTTTTTACCGGGACCATACCAAAAAGTGATACCATCATGTCTTTCAACCTTTAGAAGTTTACCATTATTATACCAAAATTTTGTTCCAGAGTTTTCAACTATACATGTCAGATTATTTCCCATAGTCAGCCCATACGATTTTGATTAGTGCTTTGTCTACTTCTGTTAGATTATCTAGATCAATGTTGTTTTCTATTGCCCATTTGGTAATTTTATCCGTTACATCATGATTATTGATACACCACCGTAGTCTGATGGTTATTGAATTACCTTCAACACCATGACCATTTAACGCAGGACCATCCAATCTATGAAGTTTACCATTAATATACCAACGCCAACTTCCACTTTTATATACAACTGCTGGTCCATCTTCCCGATGAACCCTACCATTTGTCCTCCATATTTGTGTACCCTTTTCGGTAACTTCATAATCTGGTCTATCTCTCATAATCAGCCCCAAATTAGTTTCAAAAAGGAAACATTTTCTTCTGTCATATTATCAAGGTCAATATCATTATCTGTTGCCCAATCTAGTAGTTGCCTTGTAACATTTTTTCCATTTATGTGCCATTCCACAAGAACACGTTCTTGTCCCTTTACAACACTACCATAGCGACAAATTCTAGCAGGACCATTAAATCTATGAAGAATCATTTTATTATCTTCCCTTTTGCAGAAGAAGATTTCGTCGTTGTCTTTATTTTGAATATAGGTATCGGTTGGTTCATAATATGCTTGTTTAATTATACCATATCTTTCACGGGAATCTGTATAGAATCCCATGGGGCTATTCGTAATAGAACATCCTGCATGAAAATCTGATATATAATTCGGTGAAGTGCTAATATAAAATATCATAATTATTTTCCATAATCAGCCCATACTAATTTGATTAGTAACTTATCAGAAGATGATAAATTATTCAAGTCAATATTGTTTTCTTCTGCCCATGGAACTATTTGTTGTGTTATACATTTACCACTAATCCACCATTCATTATTAAATGGTTCATTAATAAATTCAAAGGCAGGTCCATCTAGCCGATGATGTTTACCATGGCTAAACCATTCTGTATCCCCATTATTCCATATAATTGCTGGTCCATCTTCCCGATGATAATCATCACCCATAAACCAATAAGTATTTTTACACGGATCAGTAAAAAATTCTATTTTATTGTCCATATGAACCCCATACCAACTTTATCAGTAACTTATCATCCTCTGATAAATTGTCAAGGTCGATTTCATTTTCTTCTGCCCATTGAGTGATTTCTTCGGTAACTTCATAATCATTAATAAACCAAGATGTTGCCCAATTACCAAATTTAACTGCCGGACCATCCAATCTATGGGTTTCTCCATTTATTACCCATGCCATATCACCATTAGAATACTCAATAGCAGGACCATCTTCCCTATGAAGTTCACCATTTAGATACCATCTTTTGGTTTCTTTTTCATCAATTTCACATACTGGTTTATTTTCCATAATCAGCCCATACGATTTTTATTAGTGCTTTGTCTACTTCTGTTAAGTTGTCAAGATCAATGTCATTTTCTTTTGCCCATTGAGTGATTTCTTCGGTAACTTCATAATCATTAATAAACCAAGATGTTGCCCAATTACCATATTTAACTGCCGGACCATCTAGCCGATGATGTTTACCATGGCTAAACCATTCTGTATCCCCATTATTCCATATAATTGCTGGTCCATCTTCCCGATGAAGAACACCGTTGAGTCTCCACCATTTATTTCCTAGTGTGTCTATTTCACAAGTTGATTTATTTTCCATAATCAGCCCATACGATTTTTATTAGTGCTTTGTCTACTTCTGTTAAGTTGGCAAGATCAATGTCATTTTCTTTTGCCCATTTGGTGATTTGTTCAGTTATGTGATTACCATTGATATACCATCTTTGTAAAGATAAAATACCAATGGAAAGGTCTATATCTTTGTAAAATTTTGCAGGACCATCTAATCTATGCCATTCAGTAAAATTAAACTTGTTTGTTTTAAAAAAACAGACAACATGTGCGTTTACACGAATATGTTTATCAATTTCATTATCATAGTGTTCACCATATCCATATTTTGTAAAATAATATTCATACGATTCATTATTTTCCATAATCAGCCCATGTCAATTTTATTAGATTGATTTCGTCTGGTGATGGTGATGAGGCGTTAATAGCATTTTCAAAACACCATTTGAAAAAATCAATCGTACAACATTTTCCATTAAACCACCATTCACTATAAGAATGATCGGATTTTTTATTATTAATATAAATTTCATAATGAATTATTTCTGCTGGTCCATCCAATTTATGTTTAACATTATTTGTTTCGTTCAAATAATGTTCTACACTATGTGATGTTATTAACACATATTTCCCATCGATGATGTGTCCACCGACACCATACTTAGATTTATAATCAGCAACTATTTGTGCATTTTTTGAAAAATCCAAAGAGTCTATAAATTTTATAATTTCATGTGTTTTACTCATATCAGACCCACATCGTTCAATTAAACCAGAATACCATAGCATATTATAATCCAAAATATAATTTTAATTCACATCTTTGTTCTAATGATAGAGGTTTATCAGTTTCATACCCATTACCAATAAGCCATTTTTCAACATCATTTGTTCTATTTTCACCATAAAACCACCATTCATAATATCCATTTGAACTAATTGAATGTTGTTTACACCAAATTTTCGCTGGATGATTTAAAGAATGAACATAAGTGTCAGTAATACCATAAGTAGATGAACCAAAAAAAGCATGTAATGATGATATGCTTATGATATTATTATTTTTAAAGTATTCTTTTCTAACACGGAGATAATTCATATCATCTGGAATACTATCAATAAAATTAATATGTCTATCAATAATAAACTCATATTCGTTGCCAGTTTTTGTCATTACTGGTGTGTTCAATTTATCAAAAATATTATATGTAGTCATAAAACAATCTTCTCATAAAAATACCTGTTGACAATATACCACATACGGATACAAAGTCAACAGGTAAAATTTACTTAGTAAGTTGTTTTAGTTGGGCCAATGTCGCACTTAAATTGATTTCCCTATCCGCAACCAATCCATCATTTACTAGACCATTTTTGATAATGATCAAGGCTTCATCTTGAACATCACCATCATCACTCCAGAAATCAAGATTTCGATATAGGAACCTAAAAATATCAACATAGTCTTCTTCATTACTTTCTGTAACTAGAAGTGTTCTACCTTCCTGAATTTTACCTTTACGGAAAAGATCAGTGACTTCAACAATATAATCCTTGACAGACTTACTATCACTACCCGGAGCCATAAGTTTACCATCTTTTGAATACATATCCAATGTATTAATAGCTTTACGTAAATCTGGATAGGTAGCCTTGAAGATTGTCAATAGGTACTCTGGATCATATTCAATTTTGTTATCATCTAGAATTTCCATCATTCGTGACAAGAATTGTTCTTCATTAAGTGAAGTCATATGAAAAGTCTGACACCGGCTATGTAAGGCAGGGTCAATCTTGTTTGGGTTATTGGTGGTAAAGATGAACCTACAGTTTTCAGAATATGTTTCTGTAACACGTTTTAGACTGTTTTGGGCATTTCGTGAAAGGGCGTCTGCTTCTTCCAAAATACAAACTTTGAAATCACCAAATGGAATGGTTGACGCAAAGTTGATGATTTTTTCCCGCACAGTATCAATTGATGTTTCTTCGGAGGCATTAATTTCAAGAATATCACCATCATCAATACCAATTTCGTGAAGTAGAACATTAACCAATGATGATTTACCAATACCTGCTGTTCCAGAAAGTAGAATGTGGGGAATGTTTTTTTCATTCACCCAAGACTCTACTGTTTTCTTTTGATTTTCATCACGCCAAACATAATCAGAAATATGTTTTGGTCTATATTTTTCAGTCCATAAAGTTGTCATGTTGCCTCATTGTGTTATAACGTTTGGTGCTTCATCTGTAACGATCAAAATATCATCATAATCAACAAATCTGAATGTCGCTTCAAATCCATCAATAACAGCATCATACCCACGGGTCCATCTGCCATGATCTACTAATATCCAATCACCTTTCTTAAGGTTATCTACTAGAGGACCAACAGCAAATACTTTACACCAGCGGGGCCGAATACCACGATCCTTCATATCATCATCTATAATGATAACACTACCTATTTTTTGTTCACCTGCTTCAATTTCTGAAACCATAACAGATTTACCAATAGGGGTAAAAGATTTAGCCTCAAGCATTCTTTGTTCCCCGTTTAGTTTTTGGTGTTGGATCATCAGAAATTTCAAATTCATCATCCAGTGGAAGTGAATCGAGTGAACCTTCTTCTACAATTGGTTCTTCAACTTTTTGTGTATCAACAAACTTGACCTTTGATTTAGTATCAAGATTTGGATTTGTTGCCGAAGTTTCTTTGAATGGATCAATAGATGGTTGTTCTTTTTCAGCCTGAGCAACTGCGTCACGATATGCCGCAAAACCCTTATTGAAACCAACAGCGTTTTCAACTTTTTGTTTTACCGCATTAGGATTTTTTGATACATATTCGTTTTCTAGTTGTTCACGTGTTTTGACAATTTTACCACCTTTACCAACTAGGTCACCACGAGCATTAACTCGCATATTACCAACCGCAATTGTTTTTGATTGTTGTTCTAGAAGTGTGGACATATCCACATCTTTGCCCTTGAATGATTTCATTATATCTCCTTGATTTTGAAGAAATCTAAAAAGTCTAAATTATATTTTATGGAGTTGACTTTATGTATACCAATAAGGTATAAACTGTACAACGAAACTGAACTACCTCGTCCAACCCCAGATACAATGTTATTATAGGTCATTGTATCAGATAAGTATACCAAATATTTAAGAAAGTCCAAATTATCTGCTTCCTGAAAACATGTAAGTTCATCATCTATCCGTTTATGTTCAATATCCGATGAACACTTCTGGTGAAGATATTTTGAAATGTTCATGTCTTTATATTTTTGTGGCATAAAAAAATCAGAATTAATATCTGGATCAGAAGAAATTTTGGGCAGATCAAATACGTCTACCCAAATATCATATTCTTGAATAACATCAGAATTGGCAGGAAGATATTCTATATCACATCCATGATATAATGACTCACAAAGTTGGTTTTCGTCCAACAACTTTTGTGGGTGCTTCCTCTTTTTTAACTCGTTTCTTTTCACTGTCAATAATTACTCCATCAGGTTCATCAAAGTCCTTATGAAACTTAATTATAGCACGTTCATCAAGAATTGTATAGGCAATATCAATATACTGTCTTAATTGATTCATCGTTTGTTGATTACCAGTCATTTTATAAAAACGCCACATATGGGTTAGTTCATTAATCTTGGCTGCTAATTCTTCATTTGTCAAAACTTCTAATGTTTCAAATTCCATTATATCACCTTAGATACGCATTTTCTTCAAAATATATCATATTTAAAGCACCAGAACCATTATCTTTATGAATGAAGAAACTAAGTGATGCCACCACGTCTTTTATTGCTGCCAAATAATTATTGGTTAAAGCATTGGCAATAGCATCCCCTTGACCTTTGATAACATAAACAATTGGAATAGATGGAGTATAAGATTGAATGTTACCTGTATATGATGGTTCATTCGGGTTAAGAATGATGAAATTTCCATTGTTTGCGTCAACATATGATGCTGCCAATTTTATGGTATTATTGTTAACTTTTATAGCAAAATATTCAACTTCATTTAGTAATGGTGCTGGTAATATTTGGTTATTAAAATAAACTGATTTACCAGTATAAATGTTATGATTGGTAATTGTAAACGTGCTATTTCTGGTATTAGTTGTAAAAAATTCATTTTGCCATTTAGAAAAGTTGATAACATTTGATGAATTGTTTTCTATATTTTTTCTAAATATTTCAAAATTGGTAACAGGGACAACTCTACCTGTTTCATTTTGAATTGGAAATTCCAAACTTCCCATATCAGAATCCATAAAAGTCAAAACTACACAGTCACAAATATATTCACCCAACATTGATGTAATTGGAACAACTTTGAATTTATATGGATTAGCATATGAGCTTAATTTTCCATCAACCAATTCTTTTAATGTTTCAACTTCAAGATTTGTATATTTCATGATAGGAATTATATTAGACAAAGTTAAGCCAAAGTTTTTATCTGATGGTCTATAAATTCTATTGAATGGTATAGCATATCCATTATAAATTTGATTTAATTTGGCACGATCCTGCCCAAAAACAGCAGATGAAACCCCATAACTTCTATAGACTGAATTTTCAAGAATAGTCAATACAACCGTCACTGTGGTTTCCGCAGTGGAATTATCATACATTTTAACTAAAAATTCATACTCACCGGGAACATTCGCCATATTAACAGTGCCTTGAATTTCACCAGTAGCCAAATCAACACGAAGACCAATTGGAACATTTCCACTAACTAATTCATAACGAACCCATTCACCTTCGGAAGTTCCATCAAGTTCAAAATATGAATCATCATCCTGCATAATTGTTCCAGACAATATAGTTCCATTTACTGTTAAACCGGGCGTTGGAATAATAGTAATTTGATTATATTGATTGGAGAAATTGGAACGAAAGAAGAACGATCTTACTTCCTGAGTTGTTCCATCGGTAACAGATATGTCAAATTCAAATGTTTCTACTCTGTTAGTATTTGGTATACCACTAATTAAACCAGATGAATCTAGCACAAGACCATCTGGTAAACTACCACTAAGTAAAAAATATTCTAAAGTATCAAAATCAGAGTCACCAGCGGTTAAACTGAATGTCATGAAATTCATATCATAAACATCACCGAGCCAACCATGTAAAGTTGACCAAAATGGTGGTCTATTTTGTGTAGTATCATACACATCAAGAACAAATGCTTTTTGAATTTTTGGGGTTGTATTCGCTTCAATAGTAAAATAGTATGGACCATAATTATCAGATATGAAACCTACGAGTTTACCATCTTCACGAAAGTGAACTCCATCTGGTAATCTACCAGAAATCATCTTATATGTTATTGGTCTATTACTTGGTTCATAAGCCTGTATTTGGAAGTCAATTGTTTGCTGTTGACGGTATGGGCCATTGTTAGACTCGATATTAGTAG